GCTATGGAAGTCTGCATTGATGCCCAATGCCCTTAAGCTTTGAATCATTTCAATAGATTGCCAACGGTCGAAAGTAACTTTAGCAACATCAAACTTCCTACAAAGTTCAACTATCATTTGGCGTACAGAAGCAAAATTAATCTCTTCTCCAGGGCCGGCCTCCCAAGAATGAATTAAATCAACATTAACAACGGGCAGTGTTTCTACTCCCATTGAAGTTTGTAATTCTTTAAAACCAGCACCATGAGTCATACACAAAGCCGATCTATCTCGTTTTAATCCGAGGTCAACATGTATAAATCTTCTATGACCATCTTTATTGTTGAACCAGGGCTTATATATGCCTTCCTCATCTAATGGATTTTCTGCATAGAGGAAAGCTTTCCTTACAAGATCAGGATCGCGGAAATAAGCGTCTTCCATATTTGGTGGTTCACATTCAAACCTTGCTCTAGCCTCGATTGGATTTCTAATATATTCCGATTCAAGTTGCTCTCTTTTAATTGTTGGGTTGACCTCCCAAGTAGCAGCTTTCATTGACCAGGTTTTTGGCTCTTCCTTTTCTCTTGAGCCAAAGTATCTTTGCTGAATAAAGTCTCCCTTATATCTTGGGAACGAAAGAAGGATTACTTTTCCAACCTCAGGGAAACGAGACATGACAGATAACTTACTCATGTTATAAATTGCCGAAGCTGACCCTTTAGATCTAGTGTCACCCTTAACTTCGGCATCAGTCTTGAAAGCAGAAATCTCGTCAAGGATAATAGTTAACACTTCGTAACCTTCCCAACCTTCACTTTCTGAGTGACCTGAGAAACACCTTACTGGTCTGCTGAAAAAGAAAATTTCCGAAACTCTTGGCTCAAAGCCTACTTGGTTAAAGTATGGAGAACTTAACAACAGGTTCTTTAAAGGTTCAAAGAAAACTCTCTGAGCCTGTTGTGCGTTAACGGCGAGGTTAAGCAAGTCGATGTAAACACCATTAGCTTTGCCAAAGTAATTAAGAGGATCTTTTAAACAATGCAGTAAATATGCAGTGTATGCAATTGAAATTCTTGCACAGTGGTCCTTGCCAGATCCTTTACCTAACATACAAATCACTTCGTTATCTGTATATTTTTTGTAATAATCTGCCCCTGCTTGCTCCCCCATGAGCTTTTTCAGTGTATGCTCTTTGAAAATTTGTGTGCTGTGTCGTACAATTTCTAATTGAATTGCTGAAAGACTTGGTAATCCTAAATATTTTTTATCGGTTACAAATACTTCAATAGATACTGGTTCTTCAACCAATTCATCTTGATTAAGAAGTTTATCAAAGTCTTCAAACTTTAAGTTCATTCCGAGATAGTCACTCATTTTTTCCTCTTTATTCTAGGTAAGGCCCAATTTTGCCGTTCCTTTAGATGGCTAGGTATTGGCCTTTGCGCTGTTCCTTTAGGTGAAGCCTATTCAACATCTATTGGTTCTTCTTCTTCCATAATTTCAAATGCAATTGCAAGTTCTCTTCTAACCGCATCCGCAATCTCTGGATATTTAGAAATAACATCTCTCAATACTCTGGAGAGGATTTGATTAACATTCTCTGCTTTCTGCATTCGTGCAATGTAATCTCCATCAGATGTATTAACGCCAAGCAACTTGTGCAATTGAGCCTTCTTAGTTGCAAGTTCACCAGCCAACTTAATTGCTTGGATTCTTGCAGGAACCATTCCGTGATCAGTTGCAATATTAATTGTTTCCCAAGCTTCTTTGCTTAATTGATCAAATTCTTGAAGAGCTTTTACTGTATTAAACTGAACTCTTTCAAGAAAGTACGGATCCTCTTCAACCTGTCTATTGAGAATCTTTTTGTATTCCTCAATGTACTCTTTAACCTCATTGGGCTTCAAAGCCATAAGTGTTGAAATTTCATGCATTGAATAGCCTTTGACATGAAGCGCACCGACTTCTTCAACATCTTTCAATTTATCAATTAATGTTTTGTTTCCAGCTTTTTCAATATTTGACATAATCTATCTTTATAATCTTTAGCGACATATTCCCATGTCATTTCGTGATATACCTTTTCAACATTTGAATAAGTTAAAGAAGCTACCTCTTCATAGTTATTAACTACATATAACATTTTATCACATAAATCGTCAAAATTTGGTTCTGCCCAGTTACCGCAGTCTCCATATATGCCGCTCATTGATTTTATTCCAAGTTTATACCTTAAAGGAATTGATAAATGAGCATACTCAATACATGCTGTTTCATCGGTACATATTGTTGGGATTGCTTTTGCTAAAGCTTGGTAAGGCAACATACCCCAACCTTCACCGCTGGTCGGGTACGCAAGGCAATCGGCTAAATCATAGATAGAACTTAATTTTGTTAAAGTAACATCTTGATCAATAACAACGATATTTGGATAATTGTATATTGATGTGAGTTCGCCCCTGTCATTGATTATGCGAGCATCAGGAGCGTCTACGCTTTTGTAAATTAACCTATATCTGTCATCTTTACCAAAGAGCTTTATAAAGGCATCTACGACCATCTGGCTGTTCTTGCGGGTCGATGGCGCACCAATGCACAAGAAGGTAAATGGGTAATGAGGTTTTTGTTTTAATACTGGTTTGAATAATTCACTATCTACACCGAGTTTAAAATTAAATACTGGGACAGTAACGCCAGAATCTTCAAACACATTCTTAGCCCAAGACGATGTTGTCCATATCTCATCCATTTGATTCATTGAATCAACCCATGAACTTGGTAGTCTTGTTGTTTCCCAATAACTAAACCCAATGTTGTATCCGCTTGATAACTGATAATCAATCGGCAATCTATTATTAATTAATATATCCGCTTCAACATAGGCAAATTGGCTAAGACATGTTTTATAAATATTCATGTCATGCAGTTGGGCTAAGATATTATCTTCTGCGCTCTTGTAGCCTTCGTTTCTCTCTTGACCAAGAGATGTGCCATTCCAAACAATTAAAGGATTAGTCATTACTCTTCTGGATCAAAAGCAAGAACCTTGCCTACGGCTTCAGCAGACTTTCTTAATTCAACAAGGCTATATCCATGTTGTTTTGTATATTGAACACGGTAGTTAAACCAGCCAGATGTACCAACCCAGAATCTTGGGTCTGTATCTTTTGCAAGCTTTTCTAACTCCTCTGTTTCTAATAAAAAACTCAAGACACCCAAAGGCATATAGAGTGTCATGTCGTAATTCTCATGCTTATCTTTTGCATACTCAGCAAGAAGATCTTGGTATGTTTTAATAATCTTCTTAACTGGTTCTCCTGTGAAGTGGTCAATCTCACCATTTGCATTTCTAATACGGGGACAATAATTATCAACCGAAGTGATAGTTCCAAATGTTCTACACACCATCGGCCTAAAGCCATAAATTGTGCAACCACCTTTATAGAAGGCACAATATCTCTCAGATTCACCACCAGGCTTCCATGATTCATCATACATAGCATCAATCAGAGACTCTTTAATCATGGTGAACCATTCATCAGCAGCTTCTTGACCTTTATCTTCTAAAATAAGGTAGTACTGTTGATTAATATTAAATGCAATATTGGCGCACTCTGTCATTGGAATAACAAGTCCAATATGGCAACACTTGCCAGAACCAAGACATTTGTATTCCGTACTATTCTGTTTAGCCTCAATAACTCTAATCTGATTGTAAATCATGTCTAACTTTGCAAAAGTAGAAATATCTCTACTTGTAACGCTTCTTTTCATCTTCCTAATCCTTTTCTTCTTTTCTTATTTTCTTTTGCCCTCTGCCTTCTTCGTCTTTCGACTTCAAGTTGCATGGGTGATTTTGGTTTTCTTAAAGATGTAGCAGCAAGATTTCTACCCTTACCTCTAAACTTTAAAAGATCATATTTTTTTGCCCAGTTGTAAACTGCCTGCGGTGTAACTGTAATCCCATAACTCTGCTGTAAAACTTTACAAATATCTGTGAGATTCATACGCTTCTTCACATAATGTTCGTAAAGCCAAATTTTATCTTTGTACGGTTCGTCAGCCATTCCTTTTCACTTTCCAATACCAAAGAGAAATACCTATTGCGTCAACAATGTCGTCATCGTCAATCCCGTCAGTATCTTTTCCAAAAGATACGCCAAC